ACTTGGACAAGATGCAGGCAAGAAGCCCAGAAGGACGCGCAGCTGCGGCTGATGCTGATGTTGTTATGACAGTAACACCGGATTCATCGCCCGAACTTGATTCTGAGTTTATTAAAAAAACCAACCAGCGCAGCACCAAAAACATCAAGAACCTTCAACAAAAACGCAAATAAGCACTTGACAACGAAACCCTAGGGTGATATGATATAGTATAGAAGAGGGAACATATGCTTGAATTTGTGGCAGATACATTTGTAAAAGCGTTTATTATTTACACAGGCTGGTACGGATTCAACGCCTTCTTCTGGATGATGTTAAACTAGGAGAATTTGTGAGCATTAAAATTGCGCACGTATCGGATATCCATGTCCGAAAATTGAAGTACCATAAAGAGTACCGTGCAGTATTTGAGCAGCTTTATAAAAAGCTGAAAGAAGAAAAACCAGATATTATCGTCAATACCGGTGATACCTTTCATACAAAATTGGACTTAAGTCCAGAAGCCATCAGAATGATGAGTGAGTTGTTTGTCGGTTTAGCCGATATTGCGCCTTACCATATGATTCTCGGTAATCATGATATGAATCTAAAGAATAGTGGTAGACTAGATGCTATATCACCTATTGTAGATTATCTTGAGCACCCGAATATACACTTTCATAAGTACGCATCAGTAGTGGAGGTAGCCGATGGTATCGATTTGCATGTTTTATCTATTGTGGATCCAGAGAACTGGAAAAAAGATCTTCCAGAAGATCGTGTTAACATTGCCCTATATCATGGCTCTGTTGTTGGCTCGGTCACAGACACTGGCTGGATGATGACTCATGGGGATATCTCGCTAGATGAACTTGAGAAGTATGACTACGCCATGCTTGGAGATATTCACAAGACAGATCAAAAAGTAGACAACGAAGGACGCGCCAAGTACCCCGGCTCCCTTGTTCAACAGAACCATGGAGAGTCAAACGATAAGGGCTACCTTATATGGGATATTGAAAACAAGAACACGTGGTCTACGCGCCATGTTTCGCTTACTAACCCCAAGCCGTTTATTACTATCGAGCTTACTCGCAAGGGTAGAATGCCAAAGAATATTTCTATTCCGCTTGGTGCACGCTTGCGGCTCGTTAGCAATAACAATTTGCCGTTGGACATAATGCGCCGCGCCGTAGATATTGCGAAACACAGGTTTAAGCCAGAAAGTATATCATTCTTGAACAGGGCTTCTGGCGATCGTGGCTCGGTCGAAGGCTTGACCGATGGACTGAGAACCGAAAACCTACGCGACATAGACGTGCAGGAAGAGCTTATCGATGAATATTTGGTTGAGTACCAAGTACCTGCAGAGACTATGGAAAAGGTATGCGAATTAAATAAGAAATACAACAAAATAGTCGAGGACAATGAAGATGTATCAAGAAATATTAATTGGAAGCTCATTGATTTTGAGTTTGATAATTTGTTTAATTATGGCGAAGGCAATAGCGTCAATTTTGAAGAGCTAAGCGGTATTGTCGGTATCTTCGGTAAAAACTTTAGTGGTAAAAGTAGTATCATCGATGGAGTTTTGTGGACGCTGTTTAACACAACATCAAAGAATGAACGTAAGAACCTAAATGTAATCAATCAGAATAAAGAAGAATGCCGCGGCATCGTTAAAATTCAAATTGACGATCGCATCTTTACTGTGGAGAGAAGAGCTAAGAAGTACACGAAGAGACTTAAAGGCGAAGAAACACAAGAAGCTAAAACAGACTTGAATTTTGAGGTGTTTGATCCGGTCATGGGAGAAGTAGTCTCACTAAACGGGACTACGAGAACCCAAACAGACGCGAACATTCGCAAGCAGTTCGGTACCTTAGAAGACTTTTCAGTATCGTCGTTATCGTCGCAGCACGGCGCCCTAGCCTTTATCGATGAGGGCTCGACACGACGTAAAGAAATCATAGCCAAGTTCTTAGATCTAGAGCTTTTTGAACAAAAATTTAAATTAGCCAAAGAAGACTCTGTTGACCTTAAGGGCGCCTTAAAGAGACTAGAAACCAAGAATTTTGATGAAGATATTCAAGATACCGCAGCCATGTTATCCACAACCAAAGTCAACCTCACGACGCAAAGAGATAAGTGTGACAATTCAAAAGATGAACTAACATTGTTGGCTAGCAGTTGTGTTGAAATACAAGCAAAGATTGATTCGATACCTGCCGAGATTATTGATATTGTTAACATCACAAAACAAATTAGACACAAAGAAAATAATATCACGTCTTTGATGCTGAAGGTTGGTAAAGATGAAGAAACACTCAAAATTAAGCAAGGCTTGTATGAGAGAGTAATTGAGTTTATTGAGAATTTTGAACTTGACAAGCATAGAAAAACTAAGCAGCAAATTGATTCAAAAAAAGAACTACTCAGCGAACATGAATCTCAAATAGAACATCTTAACGGAGAGTACGATTATATCCTCAAGAAAGAAAAATTACTTCAAGAACACAAATATGATCCAGACTGCAGTTATTGCTGTGAAAATGAGTTTGTAAAAGAAGCGCATCACGCTGTACTTAACAAAACAAAAATTGAAAGAGAGCAGCATGCTGTCCTGAGTTTTGTAAGAGAGATAGGGCAGCAAATTGAGAAGCTAGAGCCAGTACATGTTGAAGCTATGCTTGATAGATTTGATAAGATGAAAGAGAGTAAAAACGTCGTTTCTGCTACAATTGCTGATTTGAATCTTGAAATAGAGAGAACAAAAAACTCAATCTTAACAGCGAAAAACGAGCTTTCTGAATTAACTATATTAAGAGACGAATACGAAGAGAATAAAGAAGCAATTGAAAATCTTGAAACGTTGGTCACGGAACTAAACAACTGCCACTATTCGATTGAGCAAACTAAAAAGAATATTGTAACTTGCGACAAATCGACCCTGGAGCTGGTCAAGTTACTTGGTTCACAGGAACAAAAATTATTAAACCTAAAAGAGCAAAAGCAAGAATACCAAGACCTACAAACTGAATTTGCGGCATATGACTTGTATATGAGATGTATGCACCCCAACGGCATCGCTTACGACGTTATCAAGAAGAAGATACCCGTTATCAACTCTGAGATTGCCAAGGTGTTAGCAAACATCGTAGACTTCGAAGTCTTTTTTGAGGCTACTGGAAATAAATTTGATATCTCAATCAAGCACCCTCAATACGATGAGAGACCAATTGAGATGGCTTCCGGCGCCGAGAAATCATTGTCCGCAATGGCCATTCGATTAGCGTTGCTTGGAGTATCTTCCTTGCCCACCGGTGACTTATTCATTCTTGACGAACCTGGGACGGCTTTGGATGAAGACAATATGTCGGGCTTTATTCAGATTTTGGAACTAATTAAGGTATATTTCAAGAATGTCTTGTTGATCTCGCACCTTGATTCTCTTAAGGATTGTGTTGACATGCAAATCGTAATTGAAAAGAAAGACGGATACGCAAGAGTAAATCAATAGGAGATTGCAAAGTGAAAATTAGTAAGTCGCAACTTAAACAAATTATCAAGGAAGAGATAAAAGAGGCTATTAACTTCGACGCCCCCGCGGGTCAAAGCGTTTACGAACCAGAGCCCGAACCAGAGAAGTACCCGGATCAGTCAGAGCCTTATGATCCCTTCTACAACGACGATGTTGAGGTTGATAAGGCGAAACTTGCCGCAGATATGAAAAACGCATTGAAATATTTTAGCGCAGATCAGATTGCGAGTTCACTTGAGAGCGGTCTTGAGTATATGGGGCGCCCCGGCAAAGAAGCTTTCATTGAGATTTCTCAGATCTTTGCTGAACTTGGCAAACCACATCACGGAAAGCATCAAGATAACTAAGTATGAATGGATTGGCAACATAGGAGATTATAATGGCTAGAAGAAAAAACACAAAAAGAATTGACCCTCGTTACTTTTTGAGCGAGACGACAAATAGAGATGAACTTGAAGAAGGTTTCTCCGGCGGAGATTACTCCGACGCAGACAGCACCGCCCGCGCAATGGGAAGAAGTGACTCACAGGCAAGTACATCGTCAGGTGCCAGAGTCCCAGAAAAGTATCAAGCTCTTGCCGATAAACTGATTCAACAGGGCGGTGATGCTCGCAAAGTAGAACAGACGATTAGTGCTTGTCAAGAAGAGGGACTTAGGGGAGAAAAGTTGGCTTTTGAAAAGTGTATGGTACGAAAAGACACTTCTAGTAGGTATGCGATGATGGACTTGGGAATGATCCCACAGCAACAAGGTAGCTAAAAGTGAAGAAACTATTTGAAAATTGGCGAAAGCACACAAACGAAGCAGCATACGAACCCGGCCGTGCTGTCCCCCGGTACCGTACCGGCGAAGAACGCCCGCAACCCGAGATGGCTGAAAAAGAAGCGATGGAAGACTTGGCTGAAAAGTTTGGTGTTGAAGTTGAATTTAGTACCACCAAAGAGGGCACCCCCACCGCTATTGTAACTTTTGAAGATGGCGAGCAAATGGGATATAGTGATGAAGAAGAGATGTATCAAGACTTAGCGCAGAGGCGCGAAATGAACGAAGGCGCCGAATTAAAGATCCCAGTCGAGAGATACGATACTTTTAAAAGAAAAATCGAACAGTGGGGTATGTTGTTCAATAAATTTACCGGATATACAAGAGACTTGAATCATCCGGAGTTTGATCAAAAAACTGAAGGCCGCAGAATAGTTAGAATGGCTCATGAGCTTGAGAGTCAATTTAGAAAGATTATGAAAGAATTTGATTTTGACGCTAAATCTTATGAAGATGAGCGTTTCGCACAGCGTAAAAAGCTCGATAGGTTTGATGGAGATCATAAATTTTTCACGGAAGAAGAATCTTGAGAAGAAAAAAATGACTTAGTTAAAGTCAAAAGGAAACAAAAATGAATTGGTTAAAAACATTATGGGGTCAGATAGTCAACAAGACATCTGCTGCTACACAATTGCAAGAAGCTATCCCAGTTGAGGTAGAAGAGAGTGAATCAGTAATAGAGATATTCGAAAGAATTTGTACAGAGGCCGGCCTTGGTAGTAAATTTACCGAAGGCCTAGGCGCTAGTGAGAAATTTGTTGAATGGTACGATGGGCCCGCCGAGGAATCTGCCATCCGTGAATCTCTCGCAGAATTTAAAACTGTTCATCCCAGCATCAATGCAAAGATGACTTCAGCGATGGGGGTTTCGAAATGAGAATCACTAAATTACAACTTAAAAAAATTATCAGTGAAGAAGTTGACGCGCTTGTAGAGAGTGACCAAAATATAAATGAAGGTGTCGAACAGCTTACTCCTGAAAATATAGAATTGCTATTTAATGTTATGAAAAAAATGGCCACTGAGCCGGCAATTGTCTCCGCACTCGGCGCCGGCGGTATGCTGGCAGCAATCGAACAGATTAAAGGTAGAATAAAAGCTTCACTCGGTTCTGAAATAACTGAACCAACCACAACATCTGAGCCCGCAGGAATAGAATAGGAAGTAACAATGATGGCAAAAGCACAGGCATTCTTGGATACTTGGATTTCAAAGCTTACTTCGCGTAAGCTTATGGTCTGGCTTACTGCAACCGGCCTTACATTAGCCGGCCACGTCACTAGCGAAGATTGGGTAATTATTTCAGCAATCTATATTGGCGGTCAAACTGTCATTGATGGTATCAGTAGGTTGCGAGGTTACAATGGTTAGAACCCGATTGCTGGAGTTTGCGCTCAAGAACTGGAAAGCGATATTAATTGTATTGCTCAGTCTTGTTGTTACTATGAAAAGTCGACATGATTACAGTCTTATGCAAAAAGCATACGAAACACAAAACGAATCGTATCAAGCTCAAATCGATGGATTGAAAGAAATCCACAAACAAGAGATACGAGAAAAACAATTACTAATGGAGAACCACATGGAATCAATTGCAGCCATCGAAGAGGAATATGAAAACGCCCTCCAGATGATTAAGCAGTTAAGAGAAGATAAACAAGGTCAGTATAAAAACAAGTTTAATCACGATCGAGAACAACTGATTAAAGATATAGAAAGTAAATTCGGGATTCAATATGCTCCTTAATCTACTTTTAATGCTTACCCTTACCGCGAACGCTACCGAGCCAGCGAAATTTACGATACTTCAATATAAGGCACCAGCACCATTTGAGGGTGTCCTGTTTGATAGCAATGCGATGTCAAAAATTTTAGCTGACTATGATTTGGCGACATACTCATGCGATACAAAAACTAAATATCAACTGGATATTCAAGCCGAAGAGTACGATTACAAATTAAAAGATCTGTCAATAGAACATAAAGCCTTGACTGATGAATACGATTTGTTTATAATGCAGAAGGACAAGGAAATTGATTTTCTAGCAAGTGCCCTAAAAAAAACATCACCCCAGTACAAATGGCTGTACTTTGCTGGGGGGATTGTGCTCGGAACAGCCGCTTCATATGGAGCATACAAAACCCTAAATGAAAGATAAAAGTTTAAATCAGATAGCTGCAATAGAAAAAGCCATAAAAGAAAAGTATGGCGATGAGGCTATAGCAAACCCCAAAGCGTTTTGGGACGAAGAAAAAGAAAAAGACTATCTTAAGCAAATGAAAGAGTTTTATTCAAAAACTTCAAAAAATTTAGAGCGTGAAGATAAAATTGACGTAAATGGTATAAAGGTTACAAAAAAACTACTTAATAAAGAACCTCGCAAAAATTGTCCTGTCTGCGGAAAGTTTCCAAAGAAATCTATGGATGATGTCTGTTTAGTCAAATTTGAATGTTGCAATACTTGTTACGTCAAATTTGTTGAAGATAGAGAAGAGCGCTGGGAACAAGGTTGGAGACCAAATTAAAAAAGGATAAATATAATGGCAACAGTTTACGAAATAGTACAAGGCCTGTCACAAGCCGCAGCAAATGCCTACGACGGTGCACTTGACGAAAATGAAGAACCTATCAAAACAGGACTTAATAGGGAAAATGGTGATCCGATTCTTGACAGAAGAGTTATCGATGGCTTTAAAGTCAAATTTTCCGGAAACATTATGCACCTGACTTATATGTCAGAAGTTCAATTGAAAAAGGTTCACCAAAATGGATTTGAAGACGAAGTAGTATCTACGATGACTGACGTTGTAAAATTTTTAAAGAAAGAATATCGCAAGATTATGGGCGAAACCGTCTCATTAACACAGGTGGAAGAGCCCGATATAAAAATTGAAAGCTCTTCGAATGTTCGTTCCTGGTTAACAGCAGTCCAGTCTTTCACGATTGGTGGTTTAAACGAAGATATGAACAATGATAATTCAGACAACAAACCCCCAACAGAATCTTGGCAAGATTTTATGTCACAAGGTGGTTGGAATGGGTCTGGAGGAAAACGTCCACAAAACGATACCAGAAAAAAGGAATCGTAAGATGAACATTAGCACTCAAAAACTTAAGCAAATTATCATTGAAGAGTACGTGAAAGAAGAAGGTATAGACGAAAGCCAAGCTGCTGAAGATCTTTTAAGGCAACTCATTGGGGATGAAGAATATAATCGCCGTCGCGCTTTAGAAAATCCTGACTCTCGTGGTGGAGACACTGCAGCAATGGATAAACCTAATAAAGCGGCTGAAACCATGCCTATGCCTAGTGATCAAACGAACCTAGTCAAGGCTACTGTCGATGGCGTATACGCTTTGGTGTCCGATATGGATCCAGAGGACGTGCAAGAAATCTTTCAAATTGTGTTTGAGAGATTGCCCGGTGTTGAAATGATGAGCCCGGGCGATGAAGATTACCCAGAGCAACCTCCTACTGAATATGTCCGCGGAGCCGGCGGTCGACCAAAAATTAGCAGCTTTGGCCTTGACGAAATTAAACAGTTAATTAGAAAAGTTTTAGCTGAGAGTGTATGAATTTTGAACTTACCAAAAAACAAAAGTTTCAAGAAATTTTAAAGTGCGGTAAAGACCCAACATACTTCTTGAAAAATTATGCCCGTATATCTCACCCGATGCACGGGTTAATTCTTTTTGATACTTATGATTTTCAAGATGTTTTGTTGAGTGATTTCAATGATTACCGATTTAATATTATCTTGAAAGCAAGACAGTTGGGAATCTCAACGATCACCGCCGGTTATATTTCTTGGCTAATGTTGTTTCATAAAGATAAATCTATTCTTGTTATGGCAACCAAGTTTGCTACCGCTGGTAACTTGGTAAAAAAAGTTAAAAGTATTATGAAGAACTTACCGGAGTGGATCCGAATCGCAACTATTTCAGTCGATAACCGAACTTCATTTGAACTGTCAAATGGTTCGTCTATTAAGGCCACATCAACTTCTGGAGACGCCGGCCGTTCTGAAGCATTGTCCCTGCTGGTTCTTGATGAGGCTGCACACATTGAAGGGTTAGATGAGTTGTGGACCGGATTGTATCCTACGCTTTCGACTGGTGGGCGCTGTATTGCATTGTCTACTCCAAATGGCGTTGGTAACTGGTTTCATAAAAACTGTGTTGATGCCGAAAGTGGCACTAATAATTTTAACCTAACGACCTTGTCTTGGGATGTCCACCCAGATCGCGATGCTGAGTGGTACAAAAAAGAAACTAAAAACATGTCTAAACGCCAGATAGCGCAAGAGCTTGAATGCAACTTCAATACTTCAGGCGAGACAGTCATTGACCCTGAATGTATGGACTGGTTACTGGCTAATGTGCGCGAACCAAAATACAGAACAGGCTTTGACAGAAATTTTTGGATCTGGGAAGAGTATGATCCTTCGTGCAACTATCTTATGGTGGCCGACGTAGCTAGGGGTGATGGCGCTGATTACTCTACCTTTCATATGATCAAGCTGGAAACTTTAGAAATAGTTGGAGAGTATCAAGGTAAACCAACACTAGATATGTACGCTAATATATTAAACCAAGTTGGGAGAGAGTTTGGTAATGCAATGTTGGTTGTAGAGAATAACAACGTTGGATATTCTGTATTGGATAAATTGTTGGATGCGGATTACCCCAACCTCTATCACTCAATTAAATCGACACACGAATACATTGAACAATATCAAGCAGAAATCAGAAACTCTGCTGTGCCTGGATTTACTACCTCTTCCAAGACTAGACCTCTTATAGTAGCTAAATTAGAAGAGTTTATTAGAAATAAACTAATTACCATATATTCTTCTCGCACTATTAACGAGATGAAGACCTTTATTTGGAGGAATGGAAAGCCACAAGCAATGAAGGGTTATCACGATGACCTTATTATGGCTTTGGCAATTGCTTGCTGGGTTAGAGATACAGCGATACAAAGTAGCTCAAGAGATTTAAATTATCAAAGAGCATTTGCTGACGCTATCATGACCTCGCGAACAACCATGAATACTCAAATAAAAGGACAAATAGGATACAAAGAAAAAGAATCTTTTGATAAACTAAGTGAAGCTAAAAAGATATATGAACAATTCAATTGGATTATAAAGTGAGACAATAAATGGCCAAAAACGATAAAAACCCCAGAAACCAGCAATCTACGTTATTCAAATCTTTAACACGATTATTCTCTGGACCTATAATTAATTACCGCTCTCAGTCAGGGCGCCGAATTCGCAGACAACACCTTGATAAATTCTCTGCCAGATTTAAAACAGCATCAGGGCAACAGTTTAAGAAGACTCATTATAGTCCGCTTGACCAGCTAGGCTCTAACGCAATCGCCAACCAAAGAAGGTCTGAACGATATGTAGACTTTGATCAGATGGAGTATACTCCTGAGATTGCCTCCACTTTAGATATATACGCAGACGAGATGACGACATATTCTGACTTAAGGCCGATGCTTAATATTAAATGCCCCAACGAAGAGTTAAGAGCGGTGCTGGCCATATTATATGAAAACATACTCAATGTTGAATATAACTTATTTGGTTGGTCACGCACGATGTGTAAGTACGGAGACTTTATGTTATATCTTGACATTGATGATAATTACGGCGTTCAGTCCGTAATCGCCCTGCCTCCTGCAGAGGTTGAAAGATTAGAAGGTGAAGATGCTACCAATCCAAATTATGTCCAATACCAATGGAACTCTGGTGGATTAACTTTTGAAAATTGGCAAGTTGCGCATTTTCGTGTTTTAGGCAATGATAAGTATGCTCCATATGGAACTTCTATTCTTGAGCCTGCCCGCCGCATTTGGAGACAACTTACCCTCATGGAGGATGCTATGATGGCTTATCGTGTTGTCCGTTCATCTGAGCGTCGAGTATTCAAGATTGATGTTGGCGCTGTACCTCCGAATGAAGTTGAACAGTATATGCAAAAAGTTGTAACCCAACTTAAGCGCAACTCTGTCGTAGACCCAGATACTGGCCGAGTAGATCTTAGATACAATCCAATGAGCATTGAAGAAGATTATTATATCCCAGTCCGTGCTGGCTCACAAACCGACATTGTATCGCTAGCTGGTGCTCAAAACATCACAGCCATAGATGATATTAAATATTTGCGTGATAAGTTGTTCTCAGCACTAAAGATTCCCCAGTCATATCTTACTATGGGTGAAGGTGCACAGGAAGATAAAACCACATTAGCTCAAAAAGATATTCGCTTTGCTAGAACTATTCAAAGATTACAAAGAGTTGTTATTTCTGAGCTTGAAAAGATTGGCATTATCCACCTCTATACTCTTGGTTTCAGAGGTGACGATCTACTTTCTTTTAAATTATCACTCAACAACCCTTCCAAGATTGCAGAAATTCAAGAGATTGAGCACTGGAAAGCTAAATTTGATATTGCTGCTTCTGCTACGGAAGGTTACTTTTCTCGTCGCTGGGTAGCCGATAATATCTTTGGGCTTAACCACGAAGAATTCATTCGTAACCAAAGAGAAATGTATTACGATCGTAAACATGACGCAGCCTTACAGCAGGTCGCAGAGTCCGCAGCTACTGGCGAAACTGCCGGCGCGCTTGGCGGCGATCTGGGAGGTGCCCTAGATGCCGATCTGGGCGATGATCTTGGTCTTGGTGGCGAAGGTGGTCCTGAAGAGATACCGGCCGCTGACGTTGATCCACCTGATGATGCAGGCGCTGCCGGCGCAGATGACTCACCGCTGTTAGCAATCCCTCCTGGCTCTCGCCAGTCCAAGAGGTTGGGCCCTCGTGATAAGAAAGTAAGCACCTATGAGAAAGGTTCGTATACAAGAAAGGACGGCCAAAATGACAAACGCCCTCAAGGGAAGCGCAGTCAGGCATATTCCTCTATAGCGACCCCGGAGACCAATACTATGCGTACCAACAATCCGGGCTATCCCGAATTAAGATCGCTAGGCAGAGGCATTTTCACAGAAGAAACATCTATATATTCTGATAGAGAGCTTACAGAAGAGCAGAAAATTTTAGAGATGAACAATTCGGTTAAATCTTTAATCGATGTTTTAGAGAAAAAAGACACATTATTGACGGAGCAAAAAGATGAAGCACAATAAAAAAAGAAATACAGCACTCGTTTTCGAATCACTGGTTAAAGAGATTACTGCTGCAATCATTAAAAATGATAAAGAAAGAAAAACAATTGCTGTTTCTCTTGTAAAGAAACACTTTAAACCAGGGACTTATTTGCGCAGACATTTAGATTGTTACAAGTCGCTTTATGAAAATCAAGACTTGCCAATTGAGACTTGCGAAAAAATACTAAAAGAAGCTAATCTTTCCGCAAGAATGATTGACCCACAAGGTTTATTTAAACAACAAACAGAACTTATTAACGACATTAATAAAGATTTAGATCCCACCGTGTTTAATAACTTTGTTCCAAACTATAAAACTTTGGCAACCATTGATCAGATATTCAATAGCAGGACTACTCCAAAAACTAAAGTTATGTTGGAAAACAAAATTATAGAAAATATGTCCAAGAACACTGAAATGAAGAACTCTTCTGATGTTGACAACTTAACACTAACAACATTCATTAATAAATTTAATGAGAAATATTCCGATGAACTTCTTGAAGAGCAAAAAGAATTGTTAAATTACTACATTACATCTTTCGTTGATAACGCAGTCGAACTCAAAATGTTTCTAAACGAAGAGTTGGGCCGCCTGCAACAAGAGATTAAACAAATGCCAGAAGATAAATTAGAAGGTAAGAAAGAGATGATAAGTGAAAAGCTGAACTCCTTTCAAGCTACCAACATCGACGACAATACCTTATTGGTAGTTTTGAAAACCCAACAACTTGTAAAGGAACTTAACGATGGCAGTAATCATTAAGGTTGGAAAAAAGTCTAACCAAAAGAAAGTCAGATTAGAATTAGATTTGCGCCGCTCCATGAATGGAGATTTAATGATTTTTGATCACGGCGATATAGACATTATTCTTTCTCCTGATAAGAAAAAGATTGTTGCTTTTCCCAAAGAGACGATGACAGACTTGGTTTACGGCGCGCAAAACAGATTATTTTCTCATTTGCGAAAACGAGGCTTGGTAATACCCGAGAGTATTCAAGCCGGTTCGTTTTACGGAGCCTTCGAAGCCACACTACAAGAATCTACAGACCCTGATGCATCTTCAGCTAAATTAGCTTTAATTAATATCTCCAATTTTATTGATGAAGAAAGACCTTACTTCGAACAAGTAGAGGCGATTGTGTCAATGGACGATGAACATTTAATTGATCCTGATAAAGAATACTCAACTGAGCTTGGCGAAGTACCACAATCATCTGAGAAAGGTTCGATCCGCCCGGGATACATTAGGGATCCTTACGCCTACAACTATATGTACACGATTTGAGGACTTGATGGAATTAATTACATTTATACTTTGCGCATATGGTTTGACACAGATAGTAGTATATGGAAAGATATTTAATCGAATAAGACCCACCAAAGGCAAAGCCGGCGAACTGTTCCGCTGCCCAATGTGTATGGGCTTTCATGTCGGTTGGTTTTTATTACTACTTTCTCCTTTCACAGAACTATTTAACTTTGACGTAACGGTAACCAACTTCTTTCTTATGGGTTGGTTATCTTCGGGAACATCATATGTTTTTAACATGATATTTGGAGATGAGGGAATAAAATATGAATACAAACAGAGAAACCCAGATACCTGCCACTTGGACAAGCAAGTGGATGTTGCAGCCAGTTAGACACTGCTGCAAAGGGAGTTAGCTATGGGTAAAAAACTATTAAGAGAATTTTACGAACTTTGCGAAGGCGGTGTTTGTCAGGACTTACTCACTGAAGCAGAAAAGAAATTTGTTTCCGAAGGAGGTATGATCCTTTCCGGCATTATGCAGATGTGCGAAACACTGAATGGTAATGGCCGTGTATACACTGAAAGTGTCTTGAAAAGAGAAGTTGGTAAATATCAAAAACTTGTAGAACAACACCGCGCTCTGGGTGAATTAGATCACCCAGATAAAGTAGAAGTTTCATTAGAAAAAGTTTCCCACAAAGTTAATGAAATTTGGATGGATGGAAATAAAGTAATGGGCAAGATTCAGGTCCTTGAAACGCCAGCCGGCAAGACGCTTCGTGCTCTTGTTGAGGGGGGTTGTAGTATCGGTATATCTTCACGAGGTACTGGCTCTGTAATGGAACAAGGTGGGAAGTCCATCGTTCAAGAAGATTTTGAATTAGTTTGCTTTGATGTTGTATCAGAGCCTTCTACCCCCGGTGCTTTTATGATGAGAGAGGCTAAAGATTTTGGCCTCAAAGAGGGCAAACGCTCTAACGTTAGCAAACTTATAGACGAGGTATTAAGTAATGAAGTATGAAAATTATGGTTTAATTAAAGAAGGATGGGATAAGTTTGTCGCGAACCCTTCTTATCTAGAGGAAGCTTTGGACGATTATCTAAAACAGCAGGCTGCCCCTAGCGGCACATTCGAAAAGTTAATGGACGCTTTTAAAAGTAAAGTTCGAACTGGCGCCGGCGCCGTGGCAATGGTAGATTTTATTAACGATCTGCCGACTACTGGAGTTAGCTTTGATGTATTTATTAATTCGCCTGTTTCCTCTGCGATGTTGACAATGGTTATAATGAGTTATTTCAAGATTAGCAAAAAGCAAGTTATAGATAAAGTAAAAGATCAAGGCCCTGAAGCAGCACGTACCGCGGCCCTTAAAACTGTCGATGTTAGTAGAGCCGCCTGGGAGAAGACAGTGGATCACTTAGATAAAGCAGCCAATGATCCGCGCGCACCTGAAGGAATGAAAAAAGTTCTTAATGGAATGGGAGCGCTTATTAATCCTCAAGATCCGAAAGATTTGGAAACTTTAGACAATGAAGAAGAAGTGGCAAAACGAGTTAAGCAGCTTACTTTCAAAACAGCTGATCCGATTGAGCCAACATAAGAGAATATAATGAAGAAATCTGAACTAAAGAAAATAATAAAACCACTCGTTAAAGAGTGTATACAAGAGGTTCTACTTGAGGACGGCCTTTTGTCTAATGTAGTCTCAGAAGTTGTTAAAGGCGTAACGAACGTCCCCATCACCGAACAAAGACAACAACCACTGAAGCAAATTGCCAGAGAGCCGAGTAATGTAAACCTGAAAGAGCAGCGCCAAAAGTTGATGGGAGCCATCAATAAAGATGCTTACAACGGGATAGATTTATTTGAGGGTACTACTCCTGCACCTTCGCAACGCGAACAGTCTGCTGGCAGTGTTGACTTAGGAGATCCACGAGATTCTGGTGTAGATATCAGCTCCCTGATTGGAACATCGACAAAAATTTGGGAAAAATTAAAGTAGGTAAATATGAAAAAGAAATCACAAGTAGTAACCAAAAGATTCAATCACAGAGAAAGCAACGAAAGATTAATCCGTAGATTTCTCAAAAAGGTAAAGAAAGAAAGAATTGTAGAAGAAGTTAGAGATCGAAAGCATTACGAAAAACCTTCCGTCAAGAAGAAGATTAAAAAAGAACGTGCAGAGCGAGCAAGACTTAGAGAAGAAAGAAAAAAACAAAGGGCGTTAGAAAGACGTCGAAGAAAAATTTAGTAACTATTTACATTGTAAATCAAATTTTTGAAGGAGTTAATAATGTCACAAGAAAGCTGGAAGACAAGAGTTGGATTAAATAACGTTGGTTCATACCAAGTGAGCGGTAAGCCGTTTGCAACAGGTTCGTGCTTGGCACCAGCCTCTGGTTCGGTTACACTAAAAATAACATTTCCAAAGGTTACGAAGTGGGTTCAAATTGTCCCCGACAGTGAAGAACTGGGAAATGTAAAAGTTGGCTTTAGCCATGCAGGTACAATAGGTACAAATCATTTCGTTGTTAATACTAGCGCTAGTACATCTCAAGCGTTAGATTTAAAAGTTAGTGAGTTATACTTTGTAGCAACAGATGCTACTACTTTTAAGTTTGATATTTTGGCTGGTCTAACTAATATTGATGCCGGTTCAGTTGAAACCGATGCCGGTCCAAACTGGAAAGGCACAGACGGAGTAGGATAAGCCTGTGGCAAACTTTGGATGGGCATATGTTAATTGTACCGATGATGACGGTAGCGGCCAAGCTGCAGGACCAACCGGCTCTGTCCAGTTTTTAACTGGTCATAATTCCACCCTTGGTGTTACATCGCTTGTTTATCATACAGCATCCGATACATCACTACATCCTTACACGCCTAGCACTCTTGTTTTATCTGGGAATCTCTTAGTTACAGGTTCAGTATCAGCCAGTATCTTCCATTTTGAAGACATCACTAGGATCGATGCAACTGGTTCTACATTCTTTGGTAATACCACTGACGACACACATTTAAGAACAGGTAGTTTGGTTGTAAAAGCCGCAGGCGCCGCTCCGTCCGTCTTTGTTCTTAGTGCAAGTGCGGAAGATTATGTTGTCAATGTGGCCGGCTTTGCTGGTGGTTATAGTGCTAAAAGTGCAAACTTTAGCTTAGTAGAGAGATATCATATCTATGGCGTTCAAAGAACCACCGCAACTGTGATTACAGTCCCAGCAGCTAATGCCGTCGCAACAGGTATAATCTGGACAATCAAAGATGAGGTGCCAGCAAGAACAGGTGCCGGTAATAATATCACTCTCACAAGCTCTTCTCCAGTCCAAAACCTGTTTGATAACGAAACAACATATGTGTTGACAGGGACAATGCCGGCTATAAGTTTGTATTCGAACGGAACAAACTGGTTTGTCTTCTAATTAAAAAAGGAGGCAACACATGGCATACAACAATATATCTGGTTCTGTTCTCCTTCCAAACGAACTATTAAAAGTAGAAGGGATATCTTCCGGAATAGTTTCGGGAAATTTAAGCACCTCTGATGGCGCAGAGGTTATTAATGTCCCGCGGGTGGCCAACGCAACAAATAATTCAATAATTACCAATGTTGGTGGTAATGCGAATACTTTAACTTGTGAAACCAATCTGACCTTTGACGGGGACACGTTAGGTATTACGGGTGAGATTACTGCTAGTACTGGCATATCAGCATCTTTTTTTATGGGAGATGGAAGCCGACTTACTGGAATTAGTGGTGGTGGCGGAGGTAATGCAAATGCTCAGGGCCCCCTCGGTGCACTGCAGTTTCGTAATGATGCAGATGCAGGAACAATCAGTGGTTCAGTTAATATTATATTCAACAACAACATACTTCAACTTGCTGGCGGTTTGAAGTTGAACAGAAGAAATGTCTCGTCTACTGTAACTGCTTCTTTGACAGATTACTATATCGGTACCAACACAACCAACGGGATACTGTCTATTAGGTTACCAGATGCAGCCAACTTGCTGAACGGTCAAACATATGTTGTAAAAGATGAAGCTGGCACTGCCAACTCAAATAATGTGACAATATTGGCATCAGGATCACAAACGATCGACGGTCAAAATTCAGTAATTTTGGAATCACCTTTTGCATCCATCCAGCTTTATTGTAACGGGACCAATAAATACTTTATTTACTAGATTCAATACCGATTGGTACATACTATTTAATCGTGCACGGGTCTGTTTGTATTTATACAGAGCAGTCTCCCGTTCGCGCTATAAAAAAACTTATAATATGGAGGGTTTTATAAATGGCTTATAAATTTCAATTCGGACAGGCAATCTTGTCCGGTGCCTTGGATCAAGAAGGTGACGTTCAAATCAAGGATCAAAGTGGTAACACTAGGATCAAACTTGATGATAACGGCGCGATTTCTGGTTCAGGTTTATTCCACGCAGTTGGTGCTGCAACATTTGAGTCTACTCTTGCAACCTCGGGCTCTATCACTTCGGGCGCCGGTGTCGCTGCTGGTGGTGCAATCACTACCGCAACTAGCATCGACGGTTCTGGTGACCTTACAATGGGCACTATTACGATGACTGGAATGTCAGTCGACGCCGACGGTGACACCATCGTCAAAACACTTGCAATGCCAGATGATGGTACAGTTGGAAACGCAACTAACGCTGACTTGCTGACACTTGCTGCAGCCGAGCTTACAGTAAAAGCCAACAGTGATTTCACTATTGCTAAGGCTGGCGGTCTTAAACTTGCTGACGGCGCAGTTACTTCAACTGCTGCTGAACTTAACTTAGTCGATGGTTCTTCTGCTGGTACAGTCGTCGCCAGTAAAGCTGTAATCTACGATTCTCTCGGCGGAGTTAACGCTGTTGGTCTTACTGGTTCGCTTCGCTTCTCGCTTGACGTAGCTGCTAACAGTGGTATTGGTATGACCCCATTCAATAACTCTGCTAACGTTTCTGATCTCGGAATTAGTGCCTCTTTCATGGCTGCTGCCGATGTTGCTGTCGCTGCTGATCAGCTTGTAATGCTTGATGCTGACGGTTCTGTCAAGCGTGAAAGCTTTGCTGACTACGCTACTGCAATCGCTGGTGATGGTCTTGCTGCTTCTTCTGGTGTTCTTTCTGTCTCCTTGACAGAGCTTACCGAAGCTGCCGTTAACGTTGCTGCGGACTCGTTGATTTTCATCGATGCAGACGGAAACGTTACACGTAGAGACACTTTCGCTGATTATGCTGCTGCATTGGCGGGAACTCCGAGTGCTTCGGGTCTTGATTCGGCTAGTGGTGTTCTTACTCTTGATATCGATGCTTTAGGTGTTGAAGACATCGCTACTGGCGATACCATTGCCTTCAATGATGATGGTGATAACGGTCTTCACAAAATCACTTTTGATAACGTGATCACTAAGGCTCCGGCACTTCTTACTGCTGCCACTATCGACGTATCTGCTGACCACTTCATGTTCCTTGACGGTGGCGCAACTGGTGATGCTAAGTCCGAGTCTATTGCAGACTTGGTTTCTGGTATAGCCGGCGCAGGTCTTTCTGATTCGGGTGGTGTCCTTTCGGTTCAAGGTAACGCTGTTACCGCCTTCGTTGACGGAACTGCCTTCTCGGAAGGTTACAACTTCGCTAGTGGTTCTCTTGGTGGTGCTGCTGCCCTGCCAGCTTCCCCAAGTGTTGGTGACGTTGTTACAGTTAAAGCTTCAAATGCTGGTGATATCTCAATTACCACTGCTGGCTCGCACACGATTGACGGCCAAGATTCAATTCTTCTTGAGTCTCCATTTGCTGCTGTTACTATGGTTTACATGGTTGCAAACGCTTGGAAGATCGTTTAATCAATCTTTTTCAACTTTTGTTGGAATACCTGGATACCTCCCTTGTGGGGGTATCCTTTTTTATATGCATAATACATAAAAATAATCTACTTATGATTGAGAGGATTAAATATGGCATATAATGTTTTAAAAGGCAATGTAGAAGGATCGGTGGACCAACACGGCGATCAAGAGATCGATGGGGTAAAAGTATTTAAAAATACTATAAGCGCTAGCGTATTCTGGGACACGGATGCACAAAGCCCTTGTGCAACTATGAAAGATGTGGCTATTCAAAGCATCAAGGGTAACGTTAATGATGGTTTGATAATAGCTGATAAGGAACACGGTGCCCGCACTCACCACAATTTAACTTATAACTCCGACACAGAGACACTGGCGGTAAACACACTTTCGGCCAAAACCTTTGTTGGATCAGGAGTTTACTTGCAAGATATCCCAACAGATGCATTCACTGGTCAAATTAATGCAAATTTTCTTAATCACGGCGCCGGCTTACAAAATGTAAGAGGTACTCTTCAATTAAGTGCACATAATGGACTGATACTAAGTGAAGGTGGTGTTGGACTCAATCTCGCTTTAAACTCCGGCTTATCTGTGGCTAACAACAAGATCTCCATAGATCCCAGTAAATTAGAGCCAGTCAACGCCGATGGGCAGAATTTAAGCGATAACGACTTGTTGGTTGTATCGGATGTATCCAGAGGCAACAGCAGGTGCAGTAGTTTAAATAATTTATACGAATCTTACATTAAATCAAAAATTCCACATCCAGTTGGTACCGCAGGTACACTTCAGATCAAAGGAAAGAAAGGCTTTGCTTCATCTGATAATTTAAACTTTAATTCCGCTAATAACACTTTAAATATTGATGGCACTTTAAATTCTAAAAACATAACTTCAAAAGGCAAAATGGTTTGTGAAGGCGCAGTATTCTTTAATATTGTTACCGTAGATGATGACTCGTACGAAGTTTCAACCACGGACTATACAATTGTTTGCGATGCAAAAAACAATATTGTAAATGTTAAATTACCACCGGCTCAAAACAACAAAGGCAGAGTTATTATAGTTAAAAAATCCAACTCTGATACATTTAAAATTAATTCAAATAAAGTAAAAGTAACTTGCGAAGAAAGTAATATTGATCTTAACAACGTTACTGAGATCAAAATGAACTACTCTTCAAGAACATTTCAATCCGACGGTAAAAATTGGTATATCATTGGAACGAAAGGCACCTGATTTCTACTTATAAACAAAGGAAACCCACAAAATGGCTTATAACAACAACAAAGGACCACAACATTCTGGAGATATTCAGTTTGAAGGTGATCCAAACGACACACAGATTGATTTCGAGAATGATTCTATAACATTAAAAACCGGAGGCTCCGCAAGAGTTGTTGTTAACAATACAGGACTCTCTGGATCTGGCACCCTTCAAAGTGTTGGTCCAACTATTCTTGGTGGCGCACTCTCAGTTAGTGGAACTTTAACCGCTGGTAATGAACTTAATACAAAAGCTCTTTTTTCGCTTGGAGAATTTACTGACGGATTTAAGGTTACTTCTGCAACGGCAGAAGTTTTTAGAATCGACACTGATGCTTCAGATGGTAACACCTTCTTTAGAGGTAAAACCCGCATTGGAAGCCACACAGTCGCACCCACAGCTACAGTTTCGGTGACAGGGGATGTCTCAGGCTCAGGCGCCCTTCAAGCTGTTGGAGCCACTACGCTTGGCAATACTTTATCTGTTAGCGGCAATGTTAATATTGGTGGACCTAATATCGGAAATGCAACCTTGTACGTCAACTCTACTGTCGATAATGCTTTCAGTATTTTTAAATCCCCCAGTCACAGCGTTATCCTTGCTATCACAGGCTCAGGAAAGGTTGCAGTTGGCGGAGCCCACCTAGATGCAAAACTTAATGTAACCGGTTCTGATTCTGATATTTTAATTTCTGCGAAAAGCAATACACAAAATCCAGCATTCAAAGTTGAAGGTAATGGGAATGCATCAGCAAGCGGTAATTTATCTGCTCTACACGTTTCTGCTTCGCTTGGTATCACAGGTTCGGATGCACGACTTATAAGTAATAGCCCGACATTGTTTTTGTCGAGCGCCGCCGGCACAGGTTTGGGTACTATGGGATTTAACTCATCTAACAATATCGTAATTCAAAACGATAGCAACAACAGACATATCGTTTTTAAAGCTAGTGACGGGGGTGTTATCAAAGAAGGTTTGCGACTTGACGGGAATGTTCCAGAAGTTGTTGTTAACGAGCAGGGTGATGGAGGAACGTTGGTAGACTTTCGCGTAGAGTCTGATAACAATACACACATGTTTTATGTAAAGGGCGCCCGTGACGCAGTGGGTATCAACACCAATGCCCCTTCTCACACACTAGAAGTAACAGGCTCGTTTCTTCTCAGTGGTTCTGCGCGCTCTAGTTACACTAACCGACCACAAGCAGGTGGATATACTATTCTAGATACTGATAATGTAGTTATTTTTAATAATGCTAGCGGCCAAACCGCGACATTACCTAGAATTACTACCTCGAACCAAGGCACAATGTGTTATATTAAAAACATTGGTGGCGGTGCTGTGACACTAACTGGCTCGGCAACTTACGAGCAGTTTATCGATGGCCTGCAGACTCTTTCTCTTACTCAGGGTGATTCTGCTAAAGTTATTGGCCATCGTCTTGGAGCTGGCTTTGGCTGGTCTGTTCTATCATATTACAATGTATAGTGAATTGTAATCATTAAAAATTGCTTTCCGGTTCTAATAATACTATTTATTTCTGAATTATTGTCATTTTAGGAGTAAATTCATGTCTAATCTTCTTAACGAATCCATTGTGGATGCAAAAGCCCTTCGCGAATCAGCACTAAAGAATGCTGAATCTGTTGTTATCGAAAAGTATGCCGATGAGGTTAAGAAAACCTTAGAAAACTTGCTGGAGCAAGATGAACTTGATCTCGCAGCTGAGCCCACAGATGCCGCCCCCGAAGCGAGCGAAGTCGTTGAAGAACAAAGCGATGATGTACCTCTGGCAGCCACAGATGGTCTGGCCGAAAACGAAGGTGTGAATTTAGACTCCATTCAGACAGAAGGCGAAGACGTAGAAGTAACCTTAGACTTGGGCGCCCTTAAAGAGGCGATTGACGCATTGTCGAATGAATTAGATGAAGAAATTGATATTAGTCTTGATGAAGAAGAAGATTCTGAAGAATCTGACTTTCCTGATTTGACTGGCGATGGTAAAGTTACGCAAGCAGATATCCTCAAAGGACGCGGCGTTAAACTTTCCGAAGACCAAGAAGAAGATTTAGATGAAGAAATAGAAGTTGGTGCCTCTGCCGGCGAACAAAGCGCCGAAGAAACAGAAGCCTCAGAAAAACAATTCAATAGCTCCGATGATGGTGGGCTTACTGAGCGTTTACTTGATGCAGTTATGGAAAAACTTTCTGCTGATATGGGCGCTGAATTGTCAGGATGGGCCGGCCGCCCCACTTCCCAACTACAATATGAAAAAGAGCGACAACTCGCTCAAGAAGCCTCGACCGAAAGTGAAGAAGAAGCAACACTTGAAGAAGAGGAACAAGAATTAAACGAATCCAATAATCTTGAAAACGTTCTCGAAAATAATGAGAACCTTAAAGAGGAATTGGCAAAATACCAGTCTGCCTTAGAAGGATTGAAAGAAAACTTATATGACGTTAATCTTTCGAACGCTAGACTGTTATATACGAACCGTGTATTGAGAAATACCTCCTTGAATGAGCGACAAAAAGAAAAGATTGTCGAAGCTATTTCCGGCGCGGGTTCAGTCACAGAAGCAAAGACTATCTTTGAAACGCTTCAAAGCACAGTGGAGGCCAAGCCAACGCGCAGCCCACAATCACTTAGCGAAGCAATCAGCAGTCGTTCTTCTGTATTAACCGCGTCTCGTAAAGAGACCAAAGCAACTTCTCAGGATCCCTTTGCGGATCGTATGAGAAGACTAGCTGGAATTAAATAATAAACACAAATAAAATAAAAAGGAGGTGATTTAATTATGTCTAGCATTATCGAAAGATTGACCGAAGGAGTTGTCAATCGTGATATGCGTGCCGAAGGTCATGCTCTTCTTTCCAAGTGGGAGAAGACAGGACTTCTTGAGGGTCTCGAAAAAGAGCACACCCGCAAGAATATGGCACGATTACTTGAAAACCAAGCAAAGGAACTACTTCGTGAGAGTTCCTCGATGGCTGGTGGCGATGTCGAAGGATTCGCTGCAGTCGCATTCCCAATTGTACGACGCGTTTTCGCTGGCTTGATTGCCAACGATCTTGTCGCCGTCCAACCTATGAGTCTCCCCTCGGGCCTCATTTTCTTCCTTGACTTCACCGTCGATGGAGATATTCCTTCCCCTGCTAAGCCTGGCTACGCCGCAAACTCATCGTTTTACGGTGGTGGTCGAGTTGGTTCGCAGATCACCGGTGGTATCAACTTAACTGGTGATAACGCTGAAGCTGGTCCTTACGGACTGAACAATGGTTACGCTTCGCCTACTGGCTCCGTTAAGGTTGCCGCGGCTTCGTTTATCCTTGTTGCTTCAGGTACCGCAGGTGCTACCCCCGGTGCAGGTGCATTGCCACTTAGCGCCAAAAATCAAGCTACACTTGATAGCCTCACTAAATACGACCCAGATCTTTCTGGTGCTATTGTTGCGGTTGTTGAGCAAACCGGTGCTGCTGATTGGGGTCAACTTGCTGTTGACGACTTGATCACTATTGGTTTACAAGATAGCTTGTCTGCAACGACAGTTGATAAGAACGTTAAGATTATTCGTCGCTTGTCTTCGATCTCTTCTGGTTCTACTACCACAGATTCGTCTAACGTTTCTTGGAAGTGTACTCTTGTCCTTGCACAGCGTTCTGGCTCTGTTAAGCCAGACGATGGTGTGGTTGGTCGCTCTTTCATGAGTACCGTTACCGGAGCATCGACTGAGTTTGGCTTTAGCTTCCAGATTGATGATGACCTTGTCACTGGTGGAGCGCTTGGATCAGTTATTGGTGATCCTACTTGGGGCTTGGAAGGAAATGATAACATTCCTGAAATCAACATCAAAGTCGATTCTGTCGCTGTTACCGCAGCTACTAAGAAGCTCAAGGCTAAGTGGACTCCGGAGTTAGGTCAAGACCTTAACGCCTACCACAACCTTGATGCAGAAGTTGAGTTGACTTCGATCCTTTCGGAGCAAATTGCTCTTGAGATCGATCGCGAGATTCTTGAAGATCTCATCAAAGGCGCGCAGGCTGCTACCTACTACTGGTCTCGCTCCCCAGGTCTCTTCGTGAACCGTGAAACTGGTAAAGAAATTGGCGCATCTTCGGCTGCTCCTGACTTCACTGGTACTGTGAGCGAATGGTATGAAACTCTCGTTGAAACCATCAACGATGTTTCGGCACAAATTCACCGTAAGACACTTCGCGGTGGCGCAAACTTCATCGTTTGCTCTCCAGAAGTTGCTAACGTCCTTGAATTCACTGCTGGCTTCCGTGCTTCCGTCACTGCTGACGATGAGCGTGGTTCCATTGGTGCGGTCAAGGTCGGTGCTCTTACTAAGAAGTTCGATGTTTACGTCGATCCATACTTCTTGCGTAATGTCATCCTTGTTGGCCGTCGCGGTACCTCTTTCCTTGAAAGCGGTTATGTGTACGCACCATACGTACCACTCCAGACTACACCTACAATCTTCGGACCAGAAGACTTCGTACCACGTAAGGGCGTCATGACCCGCTACGCGAAGAAGATGGTTCGTCCAGATATGTACGGTCTTGTCGTTGTGCGCGGTCTCCTTGGAGAAGCTGGATCTACTGTTTAACAGCAGATTAGTAACCTAATTGAATGTAAAGCCCCTGTTTTTAACAGGGGCTTTCTTTTGTGTTATATCTTGTGCGAAAGTAAACTACTTATAGTTGAACCAAAAGGTTCACCATAATGTTTATGAACATGATTATAAATGGAGGGTTTTAAACTATGGGAAGTAAAAGAGTAGGCTTGGCAAGAACCCAAGCCCTAATAGAAAATTTAAAGAGAGAATTAGATCTTAATGCGTCAACGCTTAAAGATTTTATCGTCGGTGGTGCTGGAGATGCTGCAGCAACGACTGCCTCGACAGGCACTACTGGCAATTTCGCTGTCAGGAAGGCAAGTGAAGCTGTCGGGTATCACATTTACCAGGAGGAGGTTAGCTTGATTGGTGCATCTACCGCAACGGATCATGGTATGATTTGTTACTTAAGTAAGACACTTCCAGCAAATGCGAAAATTGTCTCAACAGCTATCACTGTTACAGAATTGGCTAATGTGTCCACATTCTTATGTGAGTTAAACCTCTCGGCAACAGCCGACACCGTCCGCGGCGCGGCGGCTGGTTCTCCAACAGAATTAATTGGTGCCGGCCATGGCACCGGCGCACTTGCGTGTTCGTCTGGCGGATCTGTCGGCGATACTGAGTGTCAAGTGAAGGAGCATGGTATGGATGTTGGCGCAAAAACTTCAGTGCTTTTATGTAATGACAGCACTGGCAACGGCACCGCCGCAATTACTACAGGCTCTGTTCTTGTGACTATCGAATACTACGGAAGTGCTGCTCCAGCCTAGGCTGACACAGTTTCTTAATTTCAAAATTAAACTCCACCCTTTTCGGGGTGGAGTTTTTTAAAATTCGTAGTTTCTCATTTTTTTTCTCCGGTAAATTTTTGAGATTTTGCTTTTTCTAAACTATTTATATGAAAGGAGAAACTGCTATGAACCCCCGCAGAAGAATGATGCTCAAACTTAAAGAAAGAGCACGCCAAACACCCGAGACTACACCTGAGACTACACCTGAGACCACATCCGAGACCGTCATTGAGGCCCCGACCACGACCGCACCAGCGGCTGTTACTGACGCCGGAACACTTAAGTCTACCGAGACTACGACTACAAAGGTTAACGCCACCGTAGAGGCTCCAAAAAGTTACTCGAAAAAAGGACCTACTCTGAAAAACACAGCGAAGAAGGTTACATCTACCGTCACACCAACAACAACCAAAAACACCAAAACAACAACCAAAAAAGTAACCAAAAAGACCACTCGAAAGAAGTAAAGAGTTGAATAGTATAAAACTATTGTATTTTTAAGGCGGTCATTGATCGCCTCTTTACTAATTAAATTGAGGAAGTTTACAAATGCCCACTAATTTAAATCCCAAATCACAAATAAGTGCTATCGTGTTGACGTCTACTGGTTCAACCGACAATGTTGCATCTGCAGTGCCATTTGGTATCTATACTGGCTCCGTTGAGTTTCTTAGTGGCGCGTCTGAACAAGTTGCCTATACATATAAAAAACTTGGCGGAGATGTCGTTGATATTGAATTGACGCCATCAAACGTTTATGCTGCATATGAAGAAGCAGTATTAGAATATTCCTATATTCTTAATCTACATCAAAGTAAAAACAGTATATCGAATGCGCTTGGTAATCTAACTGGAACGTTCGATCATCATGGAAACAGGATGAGCGGCCCTGTTAGTGCTAGTGTCAAGTATCCAAGATTTCAAGCTCAACCAGCTAAGCGAATCGGAGAAAATATGGCCGGTATGGCTGGTTTTGGCGGCACATTCCCGCAATATTCAGCTTCCTTCATTGCACAAACCGAACAGCAAGATTATGACTTGCAGTCCATCATTGAAAGCCAATCAACAAGTGGTGTCGACGACCAAGGGAAGGCGGTGAGATTTGCCGGCAAGATCGGAGACAGAAGAATTATAGTCACTCAAGTATTTTATAAGACTCCCCGCGCTATGTGGAGGTTTTTCGGCTATTATGGTGGAATTAACGTAATCGGCAATTATTCAACGTATGGGCAGTTTGCAGATGATTCAACTTTTGAAATTGTTCCAACTTGGCAAAATAAACTGCAGGCTGTCATGTATGAAGACTCGATGTATACCCGGGCATCACACTATTCATATGAGATTATAGACAATAGATTAAGAATTTATCCACGTCCGGCTGATTTTGGATTCGAAAGCACAAGAACAATTTGGTTTCGTTTTTACGTGGATGATAATAACGTATTTGCCAAGAATTCAAACTATGATGATGGCGTAGAGGGTGTTAATAACATCAACACACTGCCTTTTGGTAATATTCCTTACGAAAATATCAATGCGATAGGTAAACAGTGGATTAGGAAGTATTCTTTAGCACTCTGTAAAGAAATGTTGGGACAAATTCGTGGCAAGTTTACAACGTTGCCAATTCCCGGCGAATCTGTTACACTAAACCACTCAGAACTTCTTTCACAGGCCAAAGACGAACAACAACAACTTAAGGACAAACTAATGGAGATCCTTAAAGAGGTTGAATACAAGGAACTCGTCAAATACGATGCGGAGTCATCAGAAGCATCCGAAAAAGTTTTCAAAGCTTCTCCATTACCAATTTTTGTAGGGTGAAGTAAATGTCAAATGAATGGGAAAGACCAGAACAACCGCCACCCCCGTTATTTCTAGGTAAGAAAGAAAGAGATCTTGTTAAACAAGTCAATGATGAGCTTATTGAAAAGGTCATCGGACAACAAATTCTATATTACTCTATAGATATGGAAAGGACTGATTTTCACGATATGTACGGCGAGGCTGTAGAGAAGACTTTTCTTCCACCCGTTAGAATATACGCTCTTGTAAACGTCGAAGAGGAATCTACTTCTTATCTCGAAGGCGTAGGTACCGATGCTGACGCTATGATTAATGTCTACTTCCACAAGAAAAGACTTAACGATGATCAGGATGTTTTTGTTAGGCAAGGTGACTTTGTTTTATACGGTAAAGTTTATTACGAGATAGTTAAGTTATCAGAGCCAAGAAAACTTTTTGGTCAAGTTGACCACACTTTTGAAATTATGGCTCTTTGTAAACGCGCCAGAAGAGGACTATTCGATGCTACCTGATGATTTTGATTTCGCACAATTACCACCAACTAAATATAAATTTACTTTAAAAGAAATAGGAATGTTAGGTTCTTCAATCGAGGATATAGATTACTCTATTGTTTCTTGGTTAAAGGAAGATTTGGAACTAATTGCCAAAACAAATGCCGGCTACACTAAAGTGCCAGTTTTTTGGCAAACACCAGAAAGATCTTTCCAAGTCAAAGACGACAAATCTTTAAGAGATGCTGAAGGAGCAATTATTTTACCAGTCGTTAGCATCGAAAGAACAGGTATTGTAAAAGATCCAGCCCTTAAAGGATCCTTTCAAGCGCAACTTTTTTCCGATAAAGGAAATGGCCGAACAGGTCGTATGGTTATTGCTAAAAAAATAAAACAAGACAAAACCAGAAACTTCGCAGTTGCTGCAGGTACGCGAGCATATACGAACGGAAAGATACAACAGAACTTTCCTAGAGTTAACCACAGAGTGGTCATTCAGACGCTGTCTATCCCAATACCTGTTTATGTAAACTTGGAATATAAAATAACCATCAGAAGCGAGTATCAACAACAGATGAACTCGTTAATGCAGCCTTTTCTTGCTCGAACTGGTCAAATCAATTCTTTTTTGTTGAGAAGAAACGGTCATATTTACGAAGCATTCATTGATCAGAATTTTGCACATAATAACAATGTGGCAAATTTAAACGATGACGTCAGGATGTTCCAAACGGATATTACTATACGTATTTTGGGGTATCTAATAGGCGAGGGAGAGAACGATGACAGAGAGTTGGTCAGGGTAGAGGAAAATTTTGTAGAAGTAACTTTTCCTAGAGAGGTCGAGCCACTTCCTGGTTCTCCGAGCTTTTTTGAAGACTAATTCAGGAACTGAACGTTATTTTGTCATTTCTCTTCCTCCTTTTGAAGATAGAAATACTATTTAAGTAATGATATACCAGTCATTATGACAAATTCATTCTAAAGAAGGAAAGCAACACTATGTCAATAAAGAAATTTAAATTTGTATCACCGGGAGTTTTTATTAACGAAATTGATAATTCGTTTATCCCCAGGGTAGCAGATACAATCGGCCCCGCAGTAATCGGCCGTGCTAGGAGAGGAATCTCTATGCAACCCGTTAGAGTAGAGTCTTACTCTAAATTCGTTGAGAATTTTGGCGATACTGTTGCCGGCGGATCCGGCGGCGATGTTTATCGTGATGGAAACTTGCTTTCTCCAATGTACGGAACCTACGCTGCTAAAGCCTTTTTACGCCCTAACGTCGCACCCCTTACATACATGAGAACCTTGGGACATCAACATCCTGAAGCAGACACGTCCTTGACCGACGCTCTCGCTGGTTGGCGCACTAAAGAACGCGCCGGCGGTGGAGATGGTGGTGGCGCTTTCGGACTGTTTGTCGCGCGTTCATCTTCTTATGCCAGCGCAGAAGCTGGTGGTCTCGCCGCACAAGTAACCGCTTCGTTGGCGGCAGTCTGGTACTTACAAGACAGTAGAATAGAATTATCGGGTACGGTTTATGGTGCTGACTTTAAAAGCTCAGTAAATAGTGGAACAACCGCTTCTTTTGGTATGCCAATCCTTTCCGATACAAACGGTGTCTTCAAGGCGCGCGTTGTAACTGGTTCGAACGGTACAGTTGATGTTCTCAACTTCTCTCTTAATCCAGATGACAGGCGTTATATCAGAAAAGTCTTTAATACAAACCCAACAACGATTAAAGCAGGTAATTTCTATCCAACAAGTGTAGAGAAGGATTATTGGCTTGGTGAGACATACGAGCAAGAATCAAGAGATGTCACTGGTGATAATTTATCAGGAGTTTCCTTAGTAGGATTTATTGCTAATATCGCACTTAGTGGCAGCAGCCCAACTTCAAACACACCTGCAGATATGAAGGGTGTCAGCAATAAGGGTGCAACTGAGGCAAAAGCTGGCTGGTTCATTAGTCAGGACTTGGATGCCCCAGGTGCTAACCTGAAAGTACAGAAGTTATTCCGCCTTAAAGGCCGCGGCCATGGCGAATACCTCAACAAAAACTTAAAGGTATCCATCTCTAATATTCTTCAGTCCACCACAAGTACAACGAACTACGGTACTTTCTCCGTCGTGTTGAGAATGATAAGCGACTCTGACGGCGCAGTACAAGTCGTTGAACGTTTTGATAAATGTACGCTGGATCCGGCTTCTCCCGACTTCGTTGCTAGAAAGATAGGAGATCAGTTCTTTCAGTGGTCCGAAGATCAGAGAAGACTCAGGCTTTACGGTGAATACCCCAATCTCTCTAAGTTTGTATACGTAGAGATGAATGCAGATGTAGAGGCGGCCGCAACCGATCCTCTTCTTCTTCCATTCGGCTTTTATGGGCCACCCAAGTTCAGCGAGGCTCAATTGACCATTCTTGGCCCGGGCACCACCCAACCGGAAATCCCCTCAACGCCTAACCAATATATATATCTCGAAGGTACCGGTGTAGGTTCTCCAGCAAAATATAGCTTATCTGGAGGATTGGCTCTCAAGGGCGCCGATGAAGGTGCTAGTGCTATCACAGCTTCATTAAGATTCCCAGATATTAGACTTAGAAACTCTGCTTCTGCAGGCGGTCTTTCAGCAGAGAATACCTACTTCGGTATCGAAACCTCCCAGACGTCTGGCTCAAACAGATTTGATCCCAGCGTCAAGATGGTAAACCGATTATTGACCAATGGTATTGGCGATGATCCACTTGAATCAGTACCAACGGGTATTGATTCTTATGGATATCTATTCACAATGGATGACCTTGTTCAAGGTACCGGTGGAACATATTACGATTCTGGTTCTAGAGGTTCTGATGGTCGCGGTGGTCGTTCAATGACATCAGCTTCTTATGTTGCAGCTCTTGATGCAGGATTTAATAAATTCACTGCACCTTTCTGGGGCGGATTCGATGGACTTGATATTACCAAGCCAGATCCCTTCTTTAACAATGGTATGCCCGCTTCTTCAACCGAGAAGAATAACTATGCATATTACACTCTCCTTAGAGCGATTGATACCCTCGCAGATCCTGAGTTCGTAGACATGAACTTACTGACTTCGCCGGGCTTAACTCAACCAGCTCTTACTGAGAGAATGATTAACATTTGTGAAGATCGTGGTGATGCCATGGCCCTTATTGACCTTCAGGATGGCTACTTACCAACCGCTGAAGGTGAGTACTCTACCAGAAAAACCAAGCCATCTCGAATCCCTTACACGCCAACTAAGCTGGCTGAAAACTTAAGAAATAGAGCAATTGACTCATCTTACGGTGCCACTTTCTACCCTTGGGTACAAACCCGAGAAGAAAGTAATGGTCAGCTTCTGTGGGTACCCCCTAGTGTCGCAATGATGGGCGTTCTCGCGTCCTCTGAGCGTAAATCTCACCTCTGGTTCGCACCAGCCGGCTTCAACCGCGGTGGTCTCTCTGATGGCGCTGCAGGTATCCCCGTCCTCGGAGTTACAACTAAGCTGACTTCGAAAGAGAGAGATGTTCTTTACGATTCAAACATTAACCCAATTGCATCATTCCCATCAACAGGAATTGTTGTCTTCGGGCAAAAGACACTTCAAACTCGTCAATCTGCTTTGGACAGAATCAATGTTCGCAGATTGGTAATTTACTTGAAGAAGCAGATTTCAATTATCTCTTCTCAAATTCTTTTTGAACAAAATGTTCCAACCACTTGGAACAGGTTCAAAGGTCTTGTTGAGCCATTCTTGGCCAACGTTAAGACTAACTTCGGTATCGCAGACTACAAGTTAATCCTTGATGAGGCTACGACTACACCGGATCTTGTTGATCAGAACATTCTTTATGCGAAGATCATGGTTAAACCAGCACGTGCAATTGAATTCATCGCAATTGATTTCGTTGTTGCTTCAACTGGAGCGTCTTTTGACGACTAAAATAAACTAACAAACTACTTAAAAATACACAAGGAGAAACCAAAAAATGCCATTCTGGTCAGATGATTTTCGCAATACGCAAATGGAACTTAAGGATCCAAAAAGACAATTTAGATTTAAGGTCGAGATAACAGGTATCAATGCTGATACTGGCGGCCCACTTGTTTGGTATGCCAAGGCTATTAACAAGCCTTCGTTCGAGGTTTCCACCGGAGAACACACATATCTTAACCACAAGTTTTACTACCCCGGTGGTGTAACTTGGAACCCTATTACGATGACGTTGGTAGACCCGCGTGATCCTGATATGGCAGCAACCCTGTCCGATATAGTAACCAAAGCGGGTTATGCCCCTCCGGCTGATCCCAATGACTTAGGTTCTATGTCCAAGTCCCGCTCTGCCGGCGCATTAGGAACTGTGTATATCGCACAGCTTGATGGCGACGGTAATGAGATTGAAAAATGGACCCTCTGGAACTCTTTCATCACTAAGGTTGACTATGGTCAGCTTCAATATGAAGGTGGTGAAGGACTGGTCGAGATCACTTTAGATCTTGCCTATGACTGGGCCCGTCTTGAAATCTTAGGAGACAACAAGGGTTCTATGGCTCTCGCAGGTAATCAGGGCAAAACTTTCTTCGAAGGTTAAAAAACGCTCTAAAACAATTAATTTTGTGATATAATTATATTATCTAGAAACGACGAGGTGTATATTGTCTAGAAACAGTAAACGTGTAACCGGTGGAGGCGGCCCTGCAGAGCAGGATTCCGCCCCGCCACAACAAAACTTACAAGGCCAATCTAACGATTTTGGCTTTGTCGTGCCGACGGAATTCGTCGATTTGCCATCGGAGGGTACCCACTATACCGATGGTCACCCATTGCAGAATCAAAGCACGATAGAAATCAAACAAATGACAGCCAAGGAAGAGGATATGCTCACATCACGCAGCCTGCTTCGAAAAGGTATAGCATTGGAGCGAGTCATTGCCAGTTTGATTATAGATAAATCAATCGATCCGGCAACAATGCTTGTTGGCGATCGAAACGCTATTGTTGTAGCAGCAAGAATTTCTGCTTATGGAAGTGACTATACAACAAAGGTTACTTGCCCCAACTGTAGTACGCAGCAAGAACACACTTTCAATTTAAATGAGATAACCTCTGATAAAAATGAAATTGACACAATGATGATTGATGGTGTTGAACAACAAGAAGATGGAACTTTCCTTATCGAGCTTCCAAGGTCAAAACTGGACATTGGTTTCCGTTTGTTAACTGGTGCAGATGAAATGAAACTAGCTTCTGGTATAGAGATGGACAAGAAAGCGAAAGGACAGTATGAAAAAAATGTCACTAGGCAACTGAAGCATATTGTAACCTCGGTTAACGGAAACTCTTCAGCAGATGCTGTTAATTATGTCGTTGACAATATGCCATCCTTAGATGCTAGATATCTCAGGCAGGCGTTTAAATCAGTTAGCCCAAACCTCAACATGACTCAAGAATTTGAATGTATCGAATGCGATTTCGAGTCAGACCTGGAGGTGCCGCTCACCGCGGACTTTTTTTGGCCTGACCGGTGAGTATATGGAGAACGTATATGAGCAGTTCTTTTATTTAAAGTATGCAGGCGGTTGGTCGTTCTCAGAAGCTTACAATCTCCCAATCGGCTTGAGAAGATGGTTTGTTGAAAGACTATCGAGACAATTATTAGAAGAAAGAGAAGCTATTGAGAATGCCTCTAAAGGCTCTAGTAGCTCACAAACGCTATCCTCTAACAACGCCCCTCGAATGCCGGGCGGTTATAGTAAAAAATACGGACAGGGTTAACCCCTGTCTTTTTTTGTTGTAACTAATTAATTAAGCAAGGAAACTTATCATGGCTGAAGATGCTAAGAGTGCTAAACAACTTAAAGAACTCTCAAAACTTCTCAAAGAGATTAATAGAGAGCAAACTGATTATCGAGATATTCTGCAGGATAACGAAGCCCTCCTTGATGCAATATTAGAAGCATCCAGTAGAAGAGCAAAGAAAAAGCAGGAACAGGCAGCTGTTGAGCTTGCTAATTTAAAGAAACAACAACAAGAGCTTATAAATCTTAAGAAACCAACCGATGAGCAAATCGCGATGGAGGACGAGCTTAATAAAAAGATCGCAGAAAAAACTCAAGCCCTTGTAGATAACGAAGTTGCAATTAAGGAAAATACTAAGGCAACCAAAAAACAAAACGCCGCAATTAAGACCACCCTGGCACGAGTAAAAGGTATGGTGGACGTTTACGGCCGCCACGAAGAAGTTAACGCGGATATGATCTTCCGCTTTAAAGCCCTGATGGACACGCTTGGTTCTGTTCGCGGATCTCTCGCTTTGACTGGTATAATAGCCGCTAGCTTTTTTGATACAATGGTTAATCTTGCATTCATGATTGATGAAACTTCGTCGTCATTAATGAGACAGACTGGTATCAATAGGGATATGGCAGACTCAGTCGCTATGTCTCAGAGAGAGACGGCCCGACTTGGCGTCACACTTGAACAACAAGGTGAAGCTTTTCAGTCTCTTTTTAGTACTTATACGGACTTTACATTACAGAACAAAGCTACACAATTAGAACTCACTAAAACGACTGCTGTTTTGGGTCAGTTAGGTATTAGCACCGGCGATGTATCGACTGGTTTACAAAATACAACCAAATTTTTTGGCCAAACCGGTGAAGCCGCCGCGGCAACTGCCAGGGATTTAGCCGACTTTGGCTCGATCATAGGAGTCACTCCACAGAAGATGGCTGCAGACTTTGCGGGTATTGGTGATTCGATCGCAAAACTGGGTTCCGACGGCCCTAGGGCGTTCAAAGATCTGGCAATTGCAGCTAAGATTACCGGTATAGAAGTAAATCGCTTAGTGCAAATTACCGATAAATTTGACACCTTTGAGGGTGCTGCTACCCAAGCGGGTAAGCTGAATGCAGCTCTCGGCGGCAACTTTGTCAACGCAATGGATCTTATGATGGCGACAGATCCACTAGAACGGTTTGAGATGTTACGCGAAGGAATAATGGAAACGGGACTTACTTTTGACGATATGTCCTACTACCAGCGCAAATTCTTTACAGAAGCCGCAGGCTTGAGCGATGTCGGAGAGCTTGCCAAATTAATGAGTGGTGATTTAAATGATCTGGCCGGCGCAACTCAGATGTCTTCATCTGAATACTCTAAATTAGCAGAAAGAACAAAATCAGTTCAAAGTGTTCAAGAGAAAATGAAAGCAACGCTACAATCAGTGATGATTGCCAGTGAGCCATTGGTTGATTTATTCAGAGAATTTGCAGTTGCATTAGAAAAAAATGAAGATATAATTAAAATGTTCGCTGAAAGTGTCAAATTCCTTGTTGAGACAACATTCATACCTATGATGAAGTTTTTTGCTGAATTCCCGAAAACGGCGCTGGCCAGTGCGGCCGCTATTGGTATGTTTGGGGGTGCTCTCAAAGGCGCCGTGGCAAATTTTATAGGTTCTAAGTTGGGCGGTGGCGGTTCTGGCGGTACTCTGTTCGGCAAAATCTTCGGTAAATTTGCAAACTCAAGCATCACTGATGCGGCTGTTGGAAATGTTGCGGGTGGGTTTGAGACAATGTCCAGCGCCGCAACAGGTTTAGCAGAAAATGGAGAAGACGCTTCATCAGCAATTGAATCAATGGGTGAGGCGTCTAGAGAAGCTGCCGGCAGTTTGAAAAGTATGGTAGGCCCAATATTGGCAATTGGCGCTTCTGTAGCTATGGCATCATTTGGGGTATCTTTCTTGGTTAAAGCATTTAGTGAATTAGAAGGCGGCCAAATAGCTGGTGCAGTTCTTGGAATTATAGCACTTGGTGGCGCACTGGCTTTATTTGCTAAATTTGCGCTTGTCGCTACTGTACCGGCCGCTGGTCTAGCAACCTCGATTCTTGCTGTTGGTGCTGCTGTTGGTCTTGCGGCGTTTGGCATATCGTTTATGGTTGAATCTTTCAAAGGCCTTGAAACATCACTGGGATCATTTGTCGGGTTTGCGGTTGTGTTGGTTGTCTTTACAAAGGGAGCAATTGCGCTAGGTGCTGCAGGCGCAGCAGCCTCGGGTGGTATTTTAGTATTGGCCGGCGCCTTGGCGTTCTTGGCATTTTCGTTCGCCAGCTTGGGTGATGAAATGCAGCCATTCAACACATTTGTGACGGGTTTAGCAAAATTAACCGAAAACGTTTCCAACCTAACGCTAGTTAAAACAGAGGTTGAAGCAATCGCAAAAGCCATGGCAAAAGTACCTTCAGCCGCAGGAATGTCAATAAATACAATGGCCGCCGGCGCAAGTAATTTTAGTGCTGCACCAACAAGCATTAGCTTTCAGCCTGAACAGACAATTAATCTTGAAATTGACGGAGTTCAATTTAAGACTTATGTCAAAAATGTTATTGGTGAAGGCGTGCAAGAATATATGAGAAAACAAAAATAAGGAATTTAAAAAATGGCAGATGATGAAACATTAGATTTTAATAATGAAAAATTCTACCCTATTATGATTGGCGAAGGCCCTGGTAATCGTTTAGAAGAAGAAATCCAACCTATTGGTCCAGATGGCAAGCCAACTGGCGACCGTGTGCAGGTTTTTCAATTTTCTGCAACTGATAGCATAGCCAATAACTCAGAAGCAGTCATTTCTTTCCAGCATGTCCCAAGTGGCGAAGATGTTTATTTTAAAGCATTCATCACTTCTTTCTCAGACTCAATCTCTCCTAGTTACAATGAAGAAACCGTGTTTGGTCGAACCGATGCAATCTATACTTATAAAAACGCAACTCGCAATATTACACTAAATTGGAAAATACCCGCTGAGTCTTACAGTGAGGCATACGAGAACTTAGGCAAAGCCCAAAAACTAGCCCAGTTCATTTACCCTTCTTATCATAAGCTTGAACACGCGGAGACTATATCGCAAACATCTCTAGTCAGGCTTAAAGTTATGAATTTGTTAACAAAAGTAGGGGCTACACAGGTTAAAGATAAAAATCCTGCTCAAGGTACAAGTAACATTAAAAAGTTTACCGGATATCGGTCTGATAAAAGTTCAGATCAGGGCGCCCTAGGGGTTATCAAGAGTATGACCATTCTTCACAACTTAGAGAACCCGGATGCTGGTGGTGGGGTGCTATATCTTGGCAAAAATACTGTTTTGCCAAAATTAATTGAAATTAATATGTCATTTGATGTCATTCACGAAGAAACACTTGGTTGGCAAAATGGTAACTTTAAAGCTTCTGGGTTTCCGTATAACACTCAAGATGTTAAAGAGATAACGGAAGAAGACTTAAGCAAACTCACAACTTTCAATGAGCGTATCCAGAAAGAAAGACAAAATGAGGCCAATCGAGCCAATGCGCTAGCAAGATATAGTGGCTTCGGAGGCAATGCAAGGTTTAAAAAGGATAAAAATCGAATTCGAAACTTGGAAGGCCGTGACAATTTGACACAGAATCAACAGAATCGACTGGACTATCTTCGTTCGGCCAGAGAAGGTCACCAACAACCTAATCTTCAGGATGATACAGCCGCGCAGGCCGGCCAAGATGCCAGTATTGATCCAGCTATGACGCAGTAAAGGGAGTAAATCATGTCACGTTACAGCAATTACAGAATCTTAAACAATTCAAACGAATATTATCGCAAATTAAGACAAGAGCGTAATAATATAAAAAACATTCGTCAATTCGAGACCCCGATCTTAAGACATCCCACTGTAGGGGAAAGAGCTAGACTTGAAACAACTCAACACATCTGGACAACAGGGGATAGGTATTACAAATTAGCTAATACCTATTACAATAATCCTACACTTTGGTGGGTAATAGCTTGGTACAATGCACTCCCAACCGAAGCTGATGTATTGCCGGGAGATTTAATTACGATACCGCTTGACATTGAAAATGTGTTAGAGCTTTTCGGGATTTAAAAAATGTCAGCAGATTTAGAAGCATATATAGAGGAAACAAAAGCCGCCGGTAACGTCCACACCGCTGCCGCCTTGGAGGCCGCCCTTCCTATATTGACAAAAATGATTGACGAAGAGTCAGTTAGAGGCACAGCAGCCACCAACGCGAACAACTCTCTCGCTGCTGCCCGCGAAACGATAGCAGCCTTAACAAATCCGAATGGTGGAAATCTGTTTGCCCCCGGCAATTACTCGTTATCAATTGCTGGCCAGGTGACCACCGCCGTCCTGTTACCCAATGAGGGTCCGTTTGGATCATCGATAGATGTAAGCGACACTTTTTCTTCAGGGCAGTCAGATGTATTGGCAAGACTTGGTCAAGCTGAGATAAAACTGGGTGAGGTTTCGACAATTATAAGCGATATAAGTGGTGAAGAACAGACCATAGTCAATATGATTAGTTATGCATCCGAATCGTACCCTGTAGATCCTTTTGGCCACGTTGACCCGCTAACCGACGCTCTCGGAAACTTAAGAAAGGCAATTGCCGAATATAATACTCTGAAGTCCCAGTTGGGAGTACTTTCAGGGACTTTCTCAAAGATTAAGCTAGCGATCGAAGAAGATCAAAAAGAAATTGATGCAGCTATGGCCGCGCGCACAACCAGCATTGGTGCAACAGCTGAAGAGAAAGAGGAAGCTTTAAGACAACGCCAAGCAATCTTAAACGGCGCCT